GAAGAGAAAGACCCAGCGGCGACGATAAAAGATAGAACGTTTAAAAAAATATAAATGGTATTGTATTATACCATTTATTTATTTCATGAGAACACAACAAATAAAGGAGGAATTTATTACTCATTACAAGGAGCTTCCCTCATGTGTATATTATGAAGATAACAAAACATATCGAGACACAATACGGAAAATATTCAGGTTCGATGAAACGAAAATGGCGAGTTATGTGGCTGGTACTAAAACTGAAATATATGCGGAAATAGACGAAGAATCTAAAGACGAACTCACATTTGACGGAAACCAAATGGAAAAAGGAATGGAACTTTTATATGAAATCACGAAAGATGAACCTATATTCGTCGAATTATATACCTTGGCAGCAGGATGTATGTTCTCGACAGATCCCAAAATCGGACAAGTAGTCATTTGCAGTTATGATACACTGATCCATTACCATACGATTATTTGGTTTTTCTTACACGATGGATTTTCCGCAGTTAAAAGTTGTCCCGCTTATGAAAAATTGTGTGTCCATTTTCGTTGCATGAAGTAATTATAATTTATGAAACCAATATATATTTCATGGCATCGACAAGAAATAAAAATACTCCAGGGAATTATGCTTTAGAACAGCGGTCTCTCGAAAAACAATTCCTATCTAAAACATTTATAAATGGAGCTCAGGGCCGGCCTATCGAGCCATTATATGCTGGAGATGGATTAAAAGGAGGAAGAATCGTCGCACGCGATTTAGCCAAAAATGATTGCGATATAGAGTCGTTTCTATTCGGAATCGGATCCACTAATTTAGTAACACCATTAGCTCCGGTTCAACCTGAAGTCAATCAATTGAAAACACTCGATATAATGCAGAAGAAACCCATGTTCATCCCTGAGCCCTTGATTGTAGAACCCCATCAACGGCATTTTTATTTGAATTAGTTATTTTCTAATATATTATATTAGTATAGATGAATCGCCTTGATTATTCTCCTCCATCACCACCGGAAGGTCGGTGGCGAAGACCCGATAGTCAAGATTCTTATCCCGATAGCTATCCCAGCCCGCAGCAATGGGCAGTCGGAAGAGTTCCTACTCCAGATGGGACTCCTCCTGTAGTCGGATTCGAAATAGTACGCCATAACTATGGCGAAAGGAATCAGCAGGAAAATCTAGTCCAGAATCACCCGAACATTGAGGAACCGCAAGGTCAAGTTCAAGTTCCTGCGAACGCGGTTGAATTTCAAGTGCATACTGGAATGGCTTATCAAGTACATAATGTATTTGAAAACATAAAGGAAAATTATGAAAAAATTATTCAAGAATTTGGAGGCCGTATTTATCTGGATATTATCTCAACTGTAGGTCCGGACGAATTCATCAATGGATTAGATCTTTTCTTTACAGAAATTATATCGAGACGAGACAATACCCCTCCACAAGAAGGACCAGAATATGAAAAAATACACAAAATTTTAAATAGATTATGGTTGGCGAAAGAGGAGTACTTGGGCGCATATTTTCGTAATGAGATTTTCACATGGTTCCAGTTCGTGATGAGGCAACCTGAATCTTTTCAATTTCATTATGTTACATGTTTTATAGAAGATACTTTTTTCGCATATAACATTGGAGATACTCTTAGTTGTGTTAAGGGAATTCGTGAACGATTACTCTTATCTATAGCAGATGCGTGTGTTTTATATTGTACCCAGTATAAAAAGAAACACAAACGTAAAACAAAAAATACGATGAAGAAAAAAACAAACGCAAAAAGACTCAAACAGAAAACCGCAAGGAATCAGACAATAGGTGGAGCAAGTTCAGAATTCAAAAAATGCGATAATCTGACTTATCGTAGACTTATCAGACTATTCAAAAAAGAGGTGCCGGATATGAATGAACTGACGAAAGAATGGGCAGTCATCTTCACCGGTGGGCTTGCGGATAGTTTGACCACCCAGCAAATCAAAGATGAATTTATCGATTTCATGAACAGAAAGTATTTATTGTATGGTATAGATAACTCTGTAGCCATTCAAATACGAGCAGATAGTTTCGACGATATTTTCGAAAGACGAGAGTTTTAGTTCATGACAGGAGTTGGCAAGTCTTCTCTCGAAGGTGTTAGAAAATCCGGGGCCACTGTAGGCGAGTTAGGAAATAGTTCTCTTCTACAAATCGGACAAGTACATGCCGACGTTTTACACCAGCCCGACAAACATGACGCATGAAAGAAATGATCACAATATAACCCGCTGCACAAATTCGTTTTGTTTTTAAAATTTAAATCTAAAGATTCCTGGCAAATCGAACAAACTTCCGAAATAGCAGCCATTTTATTCTTCTGTTTTCTTCTCGATTTTTGGTTCGCTCTCTTTTTTCGAAACGTATTCATATATAATATATAAAGCTAATTATTTATGACAACCGTTTCCATACTTCGTAAAATCTATGAAAACAAGGTCCCCATCCTCCAGCTTCCCAATGAACGCGAGAGAGCCCACTGGCAATCAATGCGTTATCGACGAATTCTTTGTGTTCTATCAAATTATAATCATTTTCCATGATGATTAAATTAATGTTTTTCAACATATCGGGCATATCTTGCAAAATATAATAAAACGCGCCTTCGCAGTCCATGACCAAAGTGTCGAATTTGATTTTATATTTTGCCTCGATTTCATCAAACGTAATAGTGGTGAGCTTGGTATGTCCTTCAATCGGGGTATTTGATTGTACAGTTTGCCACTGACCATCGGGTTGGTATAAATCAGTTTTCGAAAGTGCTGCGTTTTCAACGTGAAAAAATAAGTTATTTATATTTCGGTTATGTGTAAGTTGTGTTGCTATAGATGTACAACATTCTAAAGTAACCAAATTCGTATTGTTGTGGTCATTTAAAATCGAGGCGATAATAACACTGTTTCTACCTATATTACCCCCAATTTCTAAAACGCTTTCATTACCGGAAATGTATTCTACTGCCAAAAGCTGTTCGGGGTACTCGTCTTGGAAAGAACCGTAATCTAATTTCAATTTTTGGTGCATTTTTTTCAATCCATCTGTATGATCAGGATAACATGCCTTGATATATTCCGGAAGAGGTGACGTCTGTGTAAAAATGTCTTGATTCGAGTTATCAATATATATAGTCGCGTGGTGGTCGTAATTGAAAACTTGGTCGGCTTTATGAATAAAAATAGATTTCAGGACATCAACGTGAGGATCTGTGAATATAAATGCTCGCATAAAATCCCCTGCGGGAATTCGGATAATGTTATTTTTCATGCACTTGGTTTGACATGGAATGGTTATGTCGATATTTTTTTCGGCCGTACCATACAAAATACGCAACATTTTATATGGTATAACATCTTTCTTATTTAAATACGTTTATTCATATTTCTTTTGTGTATGATTGATTCGTTGTCTATATTTCTTGAAAGACAAGTGAAGCCTTTTTTTTATACCAACCGGATTTCTCTTTAGATTAAATGTGGCCTCTACTGGTTCCTCCTTCGCTTGTTTTTCTTCTACCGGCTTTCCCTCCTCCATTTGCTCCTCTATTTTTATTTCGTCTTTTTTTTTGACACTGTTTACAGCAAAAAGACATTTCAATAAATCTTTATTATTCTCTTGAATATCGGGTAAAATGGGACAAGGATCGAATTGAATATCGATCCTGTCATTTAAAATTTCGTAATTTTCATAATTATCGTTTATTATTTCAAGAGGAATACGAATAGTAGCCATTACATAACTTTTCATTTTATTCCTGTTCTATAGAAACTTTCCTTTATATAGATACCATACTACAAGTGTCCTTTTTACTGTTATAAAAACTTCGTACACTATCTACTATGGAAGCTGCCATATATTTCGAGAGAATGGGTCTCGCCTTTAAACATTCGTTATATGGTAAAAGGGCAAACCAAGAAAATTTGGTCCGCTTTAATAATTCTCCGCTCGGAATATAAATACCAGATAAAACCGACTCGTCGACATCCAGAAACCCATCGCTCATGAGATCTTCCAATAGAATAGGCTTTCCGATCTTGGTTTTTATACCAATGACAGATCCGGAAATTAAATGCATGTGTTGCAAGGAGACCTGTTCGGAACACCAATTTTCGATTTCCCCTAAAATAGTCGATTGCATGTTGTAGTGGCCCGTTTTCTCATACGAATTCAATGTTTCAATCATTTCGAGCAAAACCGGGTCTCCTTTTTTCGCTCCCATCATTTGAATATCCGGAGCGAATAGCGAACCATTTACTGACTTGCGTTGTTTTTCAAAGATTATAGGTTTGTTTTGCAAAACACATTCTTGATACATGTCAAAAAAAGATTTAATACATAGCAAAGAATTCGGCATAATCAGTCCTCCATATGTATGTACGAGTTGAAGCATGGCAATATTCCTTTGTCTTGAACGCATCGGTTCTGGAGTGATGGAAAGATCGATATCCCAAAATGGTAACAATTTTTCAAATGTATCGTCATCTACAAGACAAATGTGAAAGTCGTCTCCACAATGATTCACAATACTCTGGATGGTAATATATAAATAGGGTTGATTTAAATCGGTATTGTTACGAGACTGAAAATTTTTCCAATGGCGTGCATTGATTTCGTACTTCGAGTGAACCCATATTTTTGGACGATTGTCACCATAGAGAGACGCATCATTCAATACATATTTTTTAACCAAATGATAATCGTCCCTGTTTTCGAGACTTGAAAAGTAATCCTTCACGCGTTTTCCGAAAAAACTGGAAATGGCTACAACCCCCAATCCAAAGATAAAATAGGGAATTTGTTTGGTTTCGAACATTAATTATACATGTACAATATATTGTATTTCAAGTACGTTCTAAATCATTATTTGAGAGAAATATAATATAAGATAGATGGAGCCATGTGTTCATAATGTATCTTGGTTTTGAATTGATGATCATGGACATGACAAATTTGTCTTATCATATTCACAAATGAATTATAAGAAAACGGCCGAGTCGCAAAATATTGTTTGGAAGGTTGATAATACGGTGTAAGTTCTTCCAAAAAAGGCAAATGAGCGTTATTTTTAACCATTTTTTGAAAATGAATGGGATCAACCAGGTAAAAAAGCAGTTCCACCTTGGTGAAATTGTCTTCGCACAAATCCAAAAGAATCTCTAGCGGGGGAATCTTCACAAATGTCCGTTTGCTCATGAGTTCTTTCGATAATTTTGTTTATATAATAAATATTCAATTAATCAAATAATCATCCATGTCTCCTCCTAATTCAAGGAACCTTTCAATACGTCTTGGGTGCAGTGCATTCTTCAAAAAGTCTTCTAGTATAATCATTGTTCTCTTTTCAGACATTCGAATATAGTCACGCTCAAATATATTGGGGTTTGCCAATAAGAAATGCCAATTAATTTTGTGTGAATTTTCTTTAAGTAAATTCAACGCATCTGGGCACGGATTTGATGATAACAAACACCAATTCGTCTTGTCTGGGTTTTCTTTAAGCATCTTTATCGCCTCAGGGTTCGTATTTTCTGATAATCTATCCCAATCAATTTGGTCTGAATTTTCTTTAAGAATCTTTATCGCCTCGTCACTTGGATTGCCCGATAACCAATACCACCAAATATTATCCTTATTTTCTTTAAGTATCTTCATCGCCTCCGGATTTGGATTTCTTGACAACCACCGCCAACTAATATTATGTGGATTTTCTTTAAGCATTTTAATCGCTTCGGGATTCGGATTTGATGACAATCCGCCCCAATTAGTCTTATCTGGATTTTCTTTAATCATCTTCATTGCATCATCGCTTGGATTTGCCGAGAAGATAAACCAATTAATATTACGTGGATTTTCTCTAAGCATCTTCGTCGCCTCTGGACATGGGTTTGCTGATAATCCAAACCAGTCGACCTTATCCTTATTTTCTTTAAGCATTTTAATCGCCTCCGGATTTGGATTTCTCGACACCCACTCCCAACTGATATTATCTGGATATTCTTTAAGTATCTTCAACGCACCGGGACATGGATTTCTGGATAACCAACGCCACGAACGTTTGTCTGTATGTTTTCTAGGTGGTCCAGTTGGAGGATTTGGGTGTGTCATCAAATACTTAATGTCGATTACATCAATACTTATCCAGTCGCGCAATTTGTACACGTCATAATCCATAATTACCCAGTCACGTAGTTTATACGTATCGTAATCCATTCTTCTTATGTAAGTATCTTCGTGTTTTATCCATTAATATGTAATGGACAAAGCAATTCAATTTTTTCAAAAAAAAATAATGTGTACGTTTTAGTTAGTTAATTAATCAAATAATCGTCCATATCTCCCCCAAGTTCAAGAAACCGAATGATACGTCTTGGGTGCAGTACATTCTTCAAAAAGTCTTCTAGTATAATCATTGTTCTCTTTTCAGACATTCGAATATAGTCACGCTCAAATATATTAGGGTTTGATGACAGACATTCCATACAAACTTTATCTGGATGCTGAATAAGCAATTCTATCGCCTCTTCACATGGATTTCCAGATAACGTATCCCAATCCATCTTATCAAAATGTTTTTCTCTCATCATCTTGATTGCCTCTGGATTTGTATTCGCCGATAATGCATCAAAGTAAATTTTATCTTCGTTATCTTTGAGCAAATCTATTGCCTCATCGCACGAATTTCCTGAGATATTATACCAAAATATTTTGTCGAAATATTTTTCTCTCAGCATCTTTATCGCCTCTGGATTTGTATTTGCGGATAATCTATCAAAATCGATCTTGTCTTCATTATCTTTGAGCATGTTTATTGCCTCGTCACTTGGATTTCCCGATAAAAGTTGCCAACAAATCTTATCTTTATTTTCTTTGATAACCTGTATCGCGCGAGGGGACGGATTTTCCGACAACCAATACCATGTTTCATAACTCCAACCAATTTTATCAAAATGTTCTTTAATCAACTCAAATGCATCTGGATTAGGATTGGCTGACAACAAAGACCAAATTGTCTCTTCTGGGTGTTGTTTTTCTTTAAAAATCTTAATCGCATCGGAACTTGTATTTAATGCAAACAACCACCAATTAATTTCAGTTAGATGCAGTTTAAGCCATTTTATTGCTTCTGGATGTGGATTTCTTGATAATGTCGCAATATTAAGCTGATCCATACTTCCTATACGTAGTTTATACATGTCGTAATCCATTATTTATCTCTTATCTACAAGTTGTTCTTCGAATAAAGAAATTCAATTTTTTGCAAAAAATATCCATTAATAATAATGTAGACCCACTACCAATCATAAACCACGCATTTTAATGTATTTAAATTGTTTTATAAATGTCTCATTTCAAATCTTCAAGGTGTAAAACAATGTTATTTTCTGGTTTGTTTACATATTTTTTACCTTCTTTACCACATAATTCCTCATAAGTTCTGGCTGTAAGACAATGCAGAAAAGAATCCTTTCCATGATCATTATCCATTCCTGTTCTTTTAAACAAGGAACATCTACCATATTCCGTTCCTTTAAAACTATCACTAATATAAAACTTGCAGTTAATACAAAGTTTGGGTGTCATTTCTTTCAAAGACAAAATGGGTATAATAGTAGAACTAAGGATTGCTGAGATATTTTTCATATTTTAGTTATCACGATAAAAATATATTTAAGTTGCTTTACATTTAATATAAAGTGCGTTTCGTAAACGACGTTTAAAACAGTTAATTAATCAAATAATCATCCATATCTCCTCCTAGTTCAAGAAACTTTTCGATACGTCTCGGATGAAGTACATTCTTCAAAAAGTCTTCTAGTATAATCATGGTTCTCGCTTCAGACATTCCAATATAGTCTCTCTCAAATATATTAGGATTCGACGATAATGCTATAAAATTAATCATATCAGGGTGTTCTCTAAGCAAATCCATCGCTTCCGGACATGGGTTTGCAGACAACCAAAACCAATCAATCTGGTTTCGATTTTTTCTCAGCAATTCAATCGCCTCTTTATTTGTATTTTTTGACATCCTATACCAATGGATTCTGTCTGGATTTTCTTTAAGCATTTTTAACGCCTCGGGACTTGGATTTTGAGATAATCCACACCATTTGATGTTGTGTGGGTTTTCTTTAAGTAATTGAATCGCCTCAGGAGATGGATTTTCGGACAATCCGTCCCAATTCGCTTTATCGATGTTTTCTTTGAGTAAGGCCATTGCCTCGGGACTTGGATTTTTTGATAATCCATACCAA